CCAGGAGGGCCGACCCGTGTGGCCTGAGTACAACGATGAACTCATGGCAACCGAGCTTGAAGCAGATATTTCTGTGCCATTGCAGATTGGAATTGACTTTGGATTGACCCCCGCCGCTATCTTTGCCCAGAGAATGCCCAACAATCGCTGGCAAGTTCTGCATGAGCTTGTCACATTTGACATGGGGCTTGAGCGGTTTTGCTCTATGCTAAAATCTGAGTTAGAAAGCCGTTTTCCCAAGTTTAGTACGATGATATGGGGTGACCCCGCTGGCATGGCGCGTGACCAGATTTATGAAACAACGGCGTTTGACCACCTTAAAACCCACGGCATTTTAGCTAGACCCACTGCTACCAACGAATTTAGAACGCGCCGCGAAGCTATGGCTATTCCAATGGGCCGATTGATAGACGGAAAGCCTGGATTTCTTATTGATAAAAAATGTATGCGGCTCCGCAAGGCGCTTATTGGTGGTTATCATTTTAAACGGGTGGCAATGGGCGCTGGTCAAGAAAGATTTAGAGATGCCCCTAATAAAAATGAGCATTCGCACGTTGGGGACGCCGCTGGGTATTGCTTACTTGGCTCTGAGCATTCGATAATGACCCGAAGCCCGCAACGTAATCGGGTTACAACTCAAGCAAAAGTGTTAGATTTTGATGTTTTCTCCTGAAGATTTAACACAAATTATGCGACTTGATTGGAAACGGGACAAGATTGTTAAGTTTCACGCTGGCCATTTAGATATTTGCGCTCTTAACCCCTTTGATAAACGAATGCTTAAAGATATTCCGCAGTACAAAGAGCGGCTAAAAGGTCTTACAGACCAATCTTATGCCTTTACTGCAATGTCTGAGGGCGAGATTTATGCAATGTTTGGGGTCTACCCTATGTGGCCAGGTGTAGCTGAAGCTTGGTTGATACCCAGTGCAATTGTGAACCGCAGAACCATCAGTTTTCACCGCGCATCACTGCGGTTTTTTGAGTACGCGGCAAGCAAATTAGCCATAAAAAGACTACAGTTCACAGTCCATTCCCTAAATGTTCCTGCTGACACCTGGGCAAAGCGCTGTTATTTTACATCCGAGGGGATTTTGAAACAATACGGCCCCGATGGTGCCGATTACAGGATGTATGCGAGGTTTTTTTAAATGGGTGGATTATTTGGTGGCGGGTCTAAGAAGCAAGAGCCAGACCCCGTAAAGGAAGCAACAGAAGCTAACGTTGCGGCTGAAGAAAAGAAAGTTGCAGAAAAAGAAAAAAAAGAAATAAAAAAAATTAACGCGGCTAAAATTGCAAAAATTGGCGGTGGTAAAGCTAAACTTATGGCAAAATCAACTGGTGGTAGTGCCAATGTAAGTGGTGCTGGTGGCCCTTCACTTGCAAGCGATGAAGCAGTTGCGTTTGATTTGATGGAAAACAACGACCTCTATGCTGGCAAACGACTTACACCAGTGAAGAAAAAGCTTGGTGTAAGAAATCCAAAAAAGAAACCAGGCTTGATGAATATTTATAGCTAATGAAGCAGTATATTCGAAATCCAAAACTTCGGGAGCATAACGAAGATGAAAAAAGTCAGCGGGGCCAAAAAGCCACTCAGCACAAAAATGAACTCGAAGCTGAAGCGAGTGAAGAAGGCGGCGATTAAAAAGTATTCTAAAAAGAAAGCATACTGATGGCATTGACAGCCCAGGAAATAAAAACACGTTACAAAAAGGCTGAAAGCCATAAAGAACTTTGGCGTTCAATTTATGAGGAAGCTTACGAATACGCGCTCCCCATGCGAAATTTATACGATGGTTACGCAGAAACAAACACGCCTGGTCAAGATAAAATGAAAAGAGTGTTTGATAGTACAGCTATCCACTCAACAGCCCGTTTTGCAAATCGTATTCAGAGTTCATTGTTTCCACCTCAACAGAAATGGTGCAGATTAGAGCCTGGTTTAGATATTCCAGAAGAGCGGAAAATAGAAGCACAGCAAGTCTTAGATTTATACACAGAAAAAATGTTTGGTGTAATGAACCAATCGGGATTTGACCTCGCCATTGGTGAGTTTTTGCTAGATTTAGCTGTCGGCACCGCCGTCATGCTCATTCAGCCAGGCGATGAAACAACGCCAATCCGTTATACAGCCGTTCCTTCGCATCAAGTCACTTTTGAAGAAGGTCCAAATGGCACAGTTGATACAGTTTACAGGCGTTTGCGGCGTCCATTTCGCGTGCTAGAGCGGGAGTTTCCTGACATTTCTATCCCCGCTGATATGCAAGCGCGATACAAAGATGACCCAACTAAAGAAGTGGAGCTTATCGAAGCAACTTACACAGAAGATGGGTATATTCATTACTGTATTTTAACAAAAGAAGAAGACATTAAGCTTGTTTCTAGGGATTTAAAATCTTTTCCTTGGGTAGTTTCTCGATATATGAAGGCAAGCAATGAGAGATATGGACGTGGGCCAGTGCTTTACGCCCTACCTGATATAAAAACTTTAAACAAAGTTGTTGAATTAACGCTTAAAAATGCCAGTATTTCTATTGGCGGGGTGTTTACTG